ATGTGGGTCAATAACCCAGACTGGCAATCAATACAATCGTTGCCACAAGAAGTCAAGACTAAATTAATTAATGAATTTAGTGTTAAAGATGTTGGCGACTTAAAAACTTCTAGTGAAGATTTCTATAAACTGTCGATAGGTTATTTAAAAATTAATAGTATTGTTGATTGGAATGATACCAAGCGTCAGGTAGCCGCATTAGCAGCTGAACGTAATTTAGATACTGTAGTTATGATACCAGACTTACAAAGGGTAATGAATGATTTTTAACCATATTAAACAACTTAAACATGACGGCAAAAAGATTGGAATTACCTTCAGCACGTTCGACCTTATGCACGCCGGCCACGTAGCTATGCTATCAGAAGCAAAAAATCACTGCGATTATTTAATTTGTGGCTTACAAACTGATCCTACAATTGATCGTCCTGATACCAAAAACAAACCGATACAGAGTATCGTAGAAAGACAAATACAACTAGCCGCTTGTCGCTATGTCGATGAAGTAGTTGTATATCAAACTGAAAACGATTTAGTTGACCTATTGCTTATTCTGCCCATTGATGTTCGTATACTGGGCGTAGAATATCAAGAAAAAGATTTTACCGGAATGCAAGAATGCTATACACGAAATATTGAATTAGTATTCAATGGACGAGATCATTCATTTAGTTCAAGTAGTCTACGAAAACGAGTAGTACATGCGGAAACTTTTAAGATGCTTACCCAACCATGATGTTATATGTCAATGGCAGCACACATGCCATGGCAGCGGAAGCTGCTACTCCTTATGTTGTCGCTAGTGATGACCTTGATTTAGTATATCTAGGTAAATTACCACATCCTGCCAATCTAGCTGTTAGTTGGGGTAAACTATTAAGCCTTGCACTTAGGGCAGGATTTCAATGCGGTGCGCTAATGGATAATACAGTTGATAAAATCATAGAGGATACTACGATATGGGTAAATTCTCAGCATCAAAATAGTATTGTGATAATTGAATGGGCTGACATTGTCAAAAGTGATGAGGATAAGATCTGGCAATTTCATAAAAAATTAGTCAATCAAAATATCAAACACATATTTTTTAATAGTAATAATCCATTTACTGATTCATATGATTGGAACTATGCTTATATTTCTCCTACTGGGGTAGACGGTACATATGAACGTAGACTACAAATTGCCAATATTGAAACAGTTTCTCCAACTTCAAAACATTTTGGACGTGATGGACATGTATTTTGGAACAGATTTTTACTAAACTATATAATTTCTCAAGATTTAGTTTGATTTTTAATACAATAACTGTTATACTTACATTATGAAATATGTCCTTATAGATACCGCTAATCTTTTCTTTCGTGCCAGGCATGGTGCTTTTCGTGCTAGTGACACTTGGGAAAAGGTAGGATTTGCGCTCCACGTAACACTTATGGCTGCTAATAAAATGGCTCGTAGGTTCGAAGCTGATCATGTAGTTTTTGCTCTTGAAGGGCGATCATGGCGAAAAGACTTTTATAAACCTTATAAAGCTAATCGCGCAGTAGCTAAACAAGCACTCACTGAGCAAGAATCAGAAGAAGATAAAATGTTCTGGGAAACGTATGATTCCTTAACTAAATACTTGAGTGAAAAGACGAATTGTAGTGTCATTCGATGTCCGACTGCGGAAGGTGATGATATTATAGCACGTTGGGTTGCATTACATCCACAGGATGAACATGTCATTATCAGCAGTGATACAGACTTCGTTCAATTAGTAGCACCAAATGTCAAACAATATAACGGAATAACTGACGAATTGATCACCTTAGAAGGAACCTTTAATGATAAAGGCAAAATTGTTATCGATAAAAAAACTAAAGAACCTAAGGCGCCAGCTAATCCGTCATGGCTACTCTTCGAAAAGTGTATGCGCGGCGATTCAACGGATAATATCTTCTCAGCGTACCCCGGAGTCAGAGTCAAAGGTACTAAGAAAAAGGTTGGTCTTACGGAAGCTTTCGAAGACAGAGGCAAGAAAGGATATGCATGGAATAACATGATGTTACAGCGTTGGACTGATCCAGAAGGAGTAGAACATCGTGTACTTGATGATTATCAACGTAATGTAACACTAGTAGATCTAACTGCCCAGCCCGAAGATATTAAATTGATCATTGATACTAGTATTAAAGAACAAATTAGTCATAAAGATGTAGGGCAAGTTGGAGTTAGATTCTTACAGTTTTGTGGCAAATATGAATTGAATAAATGTAGCGAATCTGCAGAAGCATTTGGAAATTGGATGAATAAAACTTATAGTGGAGTATTAGATGGTTAAAGTTATATTTACAGCATTATCATTTATAATATTAGCATTCGTAATAGTATTAACTTTTATAGCAGCTAAACAAGATAAAGATCGTGTTACAGTAAAATATGACTGTCGTATGTTAATTGGAAACTGGCATCCAGATTTTCCAATAGCAGTAATGGAAGAATGTAAAAAGAGGATAAAGCAATGAAAGATAATATTAGAGAATCAAAATATAAAGTAGGAGATGTAGTAAGAGTACCATGGGTTACTGTAACTTTTACAATAACAGAGGTAGTGTATGATCTTACAAAGCACTCACCAGATACCCATATGTATGTAGCCGTAAATGCCGAAGATGTTGGACTTTGGTTTGAATCAGAATTATCTCTATATAAAGCTGGAGATGGGGAATGAGTTTAATTGCCAAACCAGTAATAGACAAACAGTTTTGGATCTTACAGCAAGATAACAACAAAGTTGGTAACATCGAAGCATGTGATGGTGGATTTCAAGTTAAAATCAATAATCAAGTAGTAGCACAATATAAAACTATTAAGTTAGTCGAACGTAACATCAATGTTACTTTTGAAACTATCCCAAAGCCAGAGAAGAAAACTTCAAACATAGTACATGGTTATCAAGCAGCAGGGCGTGTATACAACCCTGTATGGGACGTTCCACAAAAGTTACCTGTATATACTAAAACTAAAAAAAGTAAATCTTGGTACGCTGCCGGATGGTATACCGTTAAGAAAGGTCGCCACTGGACAGCAGAACAAGATCCTAAACTAATCGTTCTCAAACGATACCCTTACCAGGGACCATACCATTCCAAGCAAGAGGCAGAACCTAAATGACATATGTAACACAAACTTATGATTTTTATGAAGCATTAAAAGTAAAATATCCTGATTCGGAAATTAAAACCACATCAAGAATTACAGACAATCAATATTTGGTTGAGACTGTTTTGCATGGCAATTTTGTATGTGAGTCTTTTGAAGACGCTGACGCCAAAATTTACATGAAAGTTTATAATATTTTATCCAAGGAGAATTAAAATTACGAACCCTTTCAGAGATTCAGACAAATTTATGATAGCATGTGAACAATCAATCACAGGCATGAACGACGACCAGTTTAGAATGTATTCTACATTGATTACAGAAGAATATACAGAATTGCAAGAAGCTATTGCTGCTGGTGATAAAGTTGAAACACTTGATGCACTAATAGACATTATGGTTGTTGTTGCTGGTGCTATCAATAGTATGGGCGCCGATGGTGAAGGAGCATGGCGTGAAGTGATGGCTACTAACTTTGCTAAGATTGATCGCCAGTTAGGTAAGGTTCGCCGCAGAGAAGATGGAAAAATTCTCAAGCCAGAAGGCTGGACACCACCTAATCTAGCAAAATTTTTAAAGAGAGAACATTGAGCATACATCTACAAAAGTTCATTGAACGGGTACGTGGCAATGACATGCGGGGTGGCAAAGATTTTGTCATGCCCATGAAAGATGCCAAGGGAATGGCAGCTGACTTAACTGAGCTACTACTAGAGCTTAGGTCACTTAAAGACGCTGCACTTCAACCACAAAAAGAAGAGGTTATTGAGATTAAACTGTCAGGCGGGAAGTTTTAGGGTAAAGAAAATAGTGCTAAATAATACACTATGTCTAGACCTAAGCCACACATTCTCGCCGAGCTTACTAATAAGCAAACTTACAAAACTGAGCAGATTTTAGCTTCAGTTGGTGTATGGGCTGTTTATTACGATAGCAAGCCTATTAATATCAAAACTTCTAACTTGTTAGTTCAATACCCAGGCCCGAAGTATAAAAAAGTAAGTTTCAGTAATCCTGGTCATGCCATTAATCTTGCTAAGAAACTTAATGCTCAATTTAAGACAGATAAGTTTTCAGTAATATTATTGAAAGACGGCGATAAAGTATATCCTTAGGGATTGCTATGTCTATTAAACTTAATCTCACTAAAGAATTAGTAAAAATACTAGCTTTTGATAACGAATTAAACATAGATGAGTTATATAGTGAGATTTGGAGAAATCTTAGAAATGACGGCGGATTTCGATTAACCAATAAGGGGTATGAACTATTCAGTGAATATCTAGAGTTAGAGCATTATACGGTCGATTTAAACGTTTCAGCTCTTAGTATAAAGATGTTACTAGATTTAGACCATAAATTAAAACATCCTTATTATCTACATATATATAAACATAATGTTGATTTAATATTGTTTGATAGCAAAGAAGCTATGTTAGCCAATTTGTACGGTGATATGAAGAAATTTCTTGACAACTATACCTAGCAGTAGTATAATTTAGTTTAGTTGCTCCTGTAGCTCAGTGGTCAGAGCAGAGGACTCATAATCCTTTGGTCCTTGGTTCAAGTCCAAGTGGGAGCACCAAATTTATTAAATATTCAATCAATGAAAAAATATATAACAGTAGTGAATTGGGCTAGAAATTTGAATGATACTGAAAATCAAGCAGTGATAGCGTATACCAAACAACAGGAAGAAGGTAAAAATCGTATGACCTATGAAGGTAGATTTGCCCGTTGGTGGAATACAAAAGATGCTGCTAACGCATTTCGTGATTGGGCTAAAGAATTGCAACCAAATGAAACTAAGCAAACAGAAGTAATTATATACGAAATAGAATCGGTAGATCTACAAAATTTACTATAAATATCTATTTAACTGGAGTTTAATAATGAGCACATACGTAACAAGAGTATTTTGGTCTAGATCAATGACCGAATCTGAGCAGCAAGAGATGACATACTACATTGAATCTCAAACTGCGGGCAACGGAGTTGAAACTACATATGATGGATATTTTGCTCGTTCTTGGGTAGATGATACTGCGGCCAATTCTTTTTGTGATTTTGCCAAAACTGTATTAGTCGAACCGCTGTATCCGACAACGACACAAGTAATTTTAGTAGCTTAAAAATTTTAAAGAATTGTTGTATGAAGTAAAGTAAAAAGTGTTTCGGACGGGGGTGCAAATCCCCCCACCTCCACCAAAATAAATTATATGAAATATATTCTTGTTGCTGTAATATGTTTTGGACTGAGCCTTATGTTAATTCCCATGGTGGGAATAATTGTCGGGGTACTCAAGAGTTTATTTTAGTGGGGGTGTACTCAGTATTCGACGGGGCAACAAGTAACTGCATGGACAACTCGTCACCAGATAGACGTTAAAAGTGAAAAAACCTAGACGCAAACGCATCTAAAGGCGAAGTAACTGTATCAGCAGGCAAAGAAATTCGTTTCTCAGCTCGTTCTTCAGTGAAAGCCGAAACTTTCGCAGTTTAATCACTGGCGTTGATCAACTATGA